ATTTTTTTCTTTTGTAGTATTGTATTTACTATTTTTTTCGTTATACGCTATCTGATCTTCAATAGCTTGTATTGCATCTTCGTTTAAAGGTATTGTTACTGTTAATGCTTTATCTCTTCCAAAACCTTTTTTAGACACACCTCTTCTTTTTTTACTTTTTTTACCTTGATTTTGTGCTTCTTGTAATTCACCTGCATCAAGTTCAGGAACGAGAGTTATGCTTCCTGTTTCTCTATCATACTCAGATAGTCTTAAATCTAAAACACCGTTAGGTCTTAATCCTGTATTAGCGTTAAGAATTATTGCATTTCTCATAGGTATAAGTGCAGGGCGATCTGTCTGTCTGTTAAGTTCTTCAAAGAACATACGTAGATTTTGTTTATTTCCTGTAACGCCTATTTCAGCACGAGTCTTTCCCGGTTCTGTTCCTAAAACTGCTTTACTTTCG